CCCCAAGTATCACTTTTTCCCTTGAATATCCTCATTTTTGTCCTTTCTGTTTTCTTCTAGTTCCCTAACGGCTCTCTCTTCTTGAACCATTGCTAATGTTAAAAAATAACCTATGCCATCAACAACATTATCTAATTTAGGCGTATTAGTTTGGCGACTTATCTTTATCCCAACCATGCAAAGGGCCACCTGTTCGGCTGAAACTGGAACGCCAAGTATCGCCTCCCATATTTTGCCAGCCCTAGTGAAATCATCTAGCGGGTGTCCATAACTATCTTGTCTATCTCCAGTAACTAAATTAGCCGCAAAGGAAGCAATATCTCTCGGGTCGTTCATAGGCTTGGAATACTCCAATCATTAGTTTGAGTTAAACTCATAGGAACTATTCCTGCAGGCATTCCCTTACCGCCGCTTAACTCTGTAAGCGCCCATACTAACGCATCTAATCGGTCAGGTGAATCATTTGAATCAGGCGTCCAAATTACTAATTGGTCCTCTAATTTTGGAAAGGCTCCAGCGTGATGAACTCTGCCTTGTTCATAAAGGGCTGAGATTGGTTCGGCTCTAACTGCTTTACCCCTTGAGGCAGTAACTTTCTTAACAGGAACATTTGAATCTACTTGGCGCAGGACTAAAACCACCATATCGCCTCCATTATTGGTTTCGGCAATTATCTTGTCAGCCTTCCAATCTTCGTAGGCTTCTACTGCTTTCCTTGCCCAAGTATCAGGGCTTGCTCTTAAAGTCCTATCATCTAAAATGTAATAATGCTTATCTCTTGAAATACCTGCTACAACAATTCCAGTTTCATCGCTACCTTCTCCTGAAGTTACTGCAGGGTCAATAGCAACCACGATACGCTGTAATTGAGGCACTTCATCTTTTCGAATACGAGTTCTTTCTATCATTTGTCTTGTCCATAACGCTCCCTCTACCTCTTCTAGCATTTCACCATAAAGTTCTTGGCGTCCTGTTCTAGTTCCTGCATATCGGTTTTCTAATTCAGCAAGGGCGGCAGGGGCTAAGTTGGCTGCGTTATCAAAAGTTGAACCTCTAGTAACTACTACAGAGCCATCTTTACGAGTCAATAAATCTCGTAACAGGGCGGTAGGTTTAGGTGTTGTTGTAACAATAGTTTTAGGTTTAGTTCCCAAACGCAGGCCAAATTGTAATTGCGTCCATACATCGTCATATCTAAAAGAGGCTAACTCATCTACCCATGCTCCATGGTGCTGAGGTCCTCTAAGGCGGTCAGGTTCATCACCAGAAAATAATTTTATTCGGCTCCCATTAGTTAGATTGATTTCGCCTTTAGTTGAGTTATAGCCACCTTTACTTTTAAGCATTTGATACCGCTCAGCCACTTTTAGTAGCCCTGACTCTCCTTCGGCGCAAACATCTCGGGCATCTCCGAAAGTAGGGGCTAAGACCGCCCATCTTGTGTAATCATTTTTACAGGCTTGATAAATCAACCACTCTGCCGCTGTCCTAGTTTTGCCAGCACCTCGGCCTGCCATAAACAGCCAAGTATTCCAATCTCCTTCAGGCTCTAATTGCGCTTGACGAGCCCATTTATCACTCCACAGGTATCGTGCTATCGCCTGCTCGTTCGGCAAGGACTTTTCGGAGTTCTTCAACGGCCGCATCAATATCCCCTCCGCCTGAATAAATTACTTCTGCCTTAGAATCTATCTTAGTTGGCGCATCTAAGCCTAGTAGTTTTGCTCTGCGTTCCATAATTCTTAATGTGGTGGACGCACTTTGAGGATTTCCAGTCCTAACAGCGTCATTGTAAAATCGGGTCATCATTCGGTCTAAACGCTCTAACTCTTGAGTTCTTATTTCATCGGCGGGCTCTCGTAAAGTCCTAACTAACGCCCTTGAGTAGGCGTTGTAAGCCGCCCCAGCGCTGGCATATCCGACCTCTTTGGCAATAGTTTCCCAAGGCAGGCCTAATAAGCGAGCCTCTAATACTTTCCGCTCTCGCTCTATTACCTCAGGGTCAATTCCCTTAGTTTTCGCCACTTTTTTTACTCCTATGTTTTACCTATAGTATCAAAAATCAATCAGAAATCAATTTTAGAAACTCTGCTCGTGTCTCAGGCTCGGCTCTGAAACTACCTAGCATTACAGAAGTAACCATCTCTCCTGTTTTCTTTACTCCCCTATTACTCATACAGGTATGGTGCGACTTAATCACTACACCTACTCCTGAAGCGGCCACATGGTCTTGGATAGCATGGGCTATATCGCTTGTAAGCCTTTCTTGAACTTGTAAGCGTTTGGCAAAGGTATCTACCACTCTTGCTAACTTACTTAGCCCTACTACTCGCCCTGTTGGGATATAACCGACTGCGGCTGTTCCTCTAAAGGCCAACATATGGTGTTCGCACATACTTACAAAAGGGATATCTTTCAGGATTACCATTTCATCATAAGGCACATCAAAGGTAGTTCCGAGGATAGTCTTAGGGTCTTCTTGATAACCTGTCGTCATCTCTTTTAAGGCCTTGATTACTCGTTTTGGGGTATCTTTTAACCCATCTCGCTCAGGGTCTTCTCCTAGAGCCCTTAGAATCATTTTTACGCCTATTATGGCGTTATCAGTTAGTTCATCAAACATTAGTGCCCCCTTGTTTGTCCCCACGCAATAAGGTGAAGTCTTGATGATAAGTTCCAGCCTTTTTCAACAACGGCGTCTGCGAGCGCTACAAAGTTATTTAAGTGCGTTTGAGGGTCAGCCCCTTCAGGCATAATCCATATCGCTTCTCTAGGTATCTTATAGATTCGAGCAATATCTAGGACTTCATTTAGGTCGCTAGGTTTTTGGCAGACAAACTTAAATACGGCTTTGCCGTCCCAAGCCAATTCAGAGTAAGCGTTCATGGCCTCTAGTCTAATTCTGTCCTTGAAAGCATCTCCAGCATGGCCGAGTTTGGGACTTATTGTAAATAAATTTACGGCTCGAGCGTAATCCTCCCTTGGGGGCAAAGTTCCATTACTTTCAATTTCGAACTCAACCATAGGCATTAAAGATTTTAGATAAACAAGCCCTCTTTGCTGCAGCGACGGCTCTCCGCCAGTAACGATAAGTCTATCTACGACCATTTTATCTATTTCTTCAGCAACATCAGAACATAAAATCTTATGGCTTTCTTCATTTCGGTCATATCTAGACCAGTCCCAACTATAAGGAGTATCGCACCAAGTACAGGCTAAATTACATCCCGCTAGTCTTAAAAAACCTACTAAGCGCCCTGTATGAGGACCTTCACCTTGAATTGTTGGGCCAAATATCTCATTTACATTTAGATGACGGACTTGCTTCTCTTCTTCAGTCATGGCCGATAAATTGCTGAATTAGCACCGTGCTCAGCAACTTCAACCTCGATTACTTTACATCTAGGAGAAAAGCCTTCCTCTTCTAAAGTTATCTTGGCTAGGTGAAAGGCCAATTCGGCGAACTTCTCGCAACCGACATCTTTTAGAATCATTAAGTCAAGAACGCCTGCTTGATGTAAGCGCTCAAAACTATCTAACTCAGGGTCGTCAGAGGCTACAACTGTTTTATGGTCAAATGTATTTTCTAAACGTTTTTTTAGGCTTTTTAGCCCGCCAAAATCGACTACCCAATTACGGCTATCAAGGTCTGCTGATTCAAAAGTGAACTTAAAAGCCAAAGAATAACCATGTAAGAAGCGGCAATGGCTGTCAAAGGCTTTCCATTGTCGGAAGGCGCAACTTAGGCCGATTTCATGGCCATATCTTTTAGTACTTCTAAACATTTTTCTTTTTCTCGATTTCTTGCAAGGCGAACTCAATGCCATCTTCATATTCAGTTGGGTCTGTAACCTCAGCAAGTAAAAAGGCTTCTACTCTTTCCACGCAAGTTCCGCATCGCCCGCAATGTTTCTCTCCGCCTTTATAGCAAGACCAAGTAAGTTCGTAAGGAACTCCTAAGTCGTCGCCAAGTTTGGCAATATCGGCTTTTGTTTTATTTATGAAAGGGGCTTCTAGTCTGAAATTTTCTACCGCATGCCCATCATTACCTTTTACAAACGCCTCATTAAGGGGTTCAAAAAAGGCAGGTCGGCAATCAGGATAGATAAAATGGTCGCCAGCATGTATGCCTGTTGCTACAACTTCAGCGCCTTCAGCAACACCGATAGCGGTAGCAATACTTAACATCATGGCATTGCGGTTAGGAACTACTGTAATGCGCATAGTTTCTTCTGCGTAATGCCCATCAGGAACAGTAATTGCATCGCTAGTTAAACTGCTAGTGCCAATTAAATGCTTAATATGAGTCAAGTCAATAACATCTACTTGAGCGCCTAATTGTTCGGCTATCTTAAACAAACTATCTAACTCTTTAGAGTGTCGCTGTCCATAATTGAAGCCCACCATGTGAACTGAATAGTTTTTAGATTTGTAGTAATAAGCCATGGTGGCGGAGTCCATCCCGCCACTGGTTACTAAAGTTGCTTTAGCCAAGTTTACTCACCTCTAACTGCGGTTGAAGTCATTTGTAATCCGCCCCGAATTTGTTGAACGGAAGTAACAATAACTTTTCT